GAAATTTTGAGGTGTTCGAAAAAGCATACGAGTGGTTCACTTTTGGGGCGCGAACTCGGCTTATGCCTGGAGGTAGGGTTGCCATAATACAGACACGTTGGCATATGGACGACCTGACAGGACGTGTTGTACGGGATATGGGACAAAACGAGCGGTCAGATCAGTATGATGTTGTCGAGTTCCCTGCTATTTTAGATACGGTGGACAACAAAACTAAAAAATCAACTCAAAAACCCTTGTGGCCTGAGTTCTTTGACCTTAACGCGTTACTACGTACTAAAGCTTCTATGCCTGTGTTTCAGTGGAACGCACAATATCAACAACAACCTACCGCTGAAGAGGCCGCACTCGTCAAACGAGAGTGGTGGCAGGTTTGGGACAAAGAACGCCCACCTGCGTGTGAATACGTTATCATGTCTTTAGATGCGGCAGCAGAGACACACAACCGTGCAGACTTCACAGCATTGACAACTTGGGGGGTGTTTTTGAACGAAGACGTAAATAATTATAATATTATTTTGCTAAATAGTATAAAAAAGCGTATGGAGTTCCCAGAGTTAAAAGATTTAGCTATGGAAGAATATAGTGAATGGGAACCAGATGCGTTCATTGTGGAGAAAAAAAGTGCGGGTACAGCACTCTACCAAGAGATGAGACGTATGGGGTTACCTGTACAGGAGTACACACCACACAGAGGGTCTGGTGACAAATTGGCGCGTTTAAACTCTGTGACGGACATTGTAGCGTCAGGATTATGTTGGGTTCCAGAGACACGCTGGGCAGAAGAAGTGATAGAAGAGATTGCAGGATTCCCATTTATGAGCCATGATGACCTTGTTGACTCTACCGTAATGGCGTTGATGCGCTTTAGGCAGGGTGGATTTATAAGACTACCTAATGACGAGCCTGACGAGGTTCGGTACTTTAAACAACGCAGAGGAAGTGGATTTTACTGATGGCTATTGAAAAAGGATTATACCAAGCCCCCGTAGGTATGGATGAGGATAAAGACTCTTCCGAACTTGAAATTGAAATTGTAAACCCTGAAAGCGTTACACTAGATGATGGGAGTATGGAGATTACCATTATGCCTGGAGCAGAAGGTATGGAAGGCGGCGCGTTTGAAGACAATCTAGCTGAAACTTTAGATGAAGGTATACTTGATAAGCTTGCTGAAGATATTACAGGTAACATTGAGTCTGATATAGATAGCCGCAAAGATTGGGCAGATACGTTTGTCAAGGGGTTAGACGTACTTGGGTTTAAATATGAGAGTCGTACAGAGCCTTGGGAAGGCGCGTGCGGTGTATATTCTACAGTGCTTGCTGAAGCTGCTATACGTTTTCAAGCAGAAACAATGTCAGAGACGTTTCCTTCCTCTGGACCTGTCAAGACAAAAATATTAGGTGAAGAGACAAAAGAAAAAGAAGAAGCCGCTGTTCGTGTTAAAGCTGACATGAATTATGAGCTTACAGAGAACATGGTCGAGTATAGACCAGAGCATGAGAGACTACTCTATAGTCTTGGACTCGCAGGATCTGCGTTTAAGAAAGTATACTATGATTCCACTATGGGCCGTCAGGTTGCTGTCTATATCCCAGCAGAAGACGTTATCGTGCCTTACGGTGCGTCACATATAGAAACCGCAGAACGTGTTACTCATGTTATGCGTAAAACTAAAAATGAATTAAAGAAACTACAGGCTAACGGGTTTTACCGTGAAGTCGAGATAGGAGAACCGCAAGCGTTCCATTCTGATATAGAAGAGCGCAAAGCTGAAGAAGGTGGGTATTCTCTCACCGACGATGATCGTTACACCGTCTATGAAGTACACGCCGATCTTATTATTGATGAGAGTGGTGATTCTGACGATGATATTGCTAAACCATATGTTGTAACACTGGAGCGTGACTCTAACCAGATTTTAGCGATACGTAGGAATTGGAACCCAGATGACGACTTGTCCCTCAAACGTCAGCACTTCGTACATTATGTATATGTACCTGGATTTGGGTTCTATGGGCTGGGGCTTATTCACATCATTGGTGGGTATGCTAGGGCGGGTACATCCTTGATACGACAGCTTGTTGACGCTGGAACTCTCTCCAATCTCCCTGGGGGTTTGAAGTCTCGCGGGCTGCGTATCAAGGGTGATGATGCACCGATAGAGCCAGGAGAGTTTAAAGATGTAGATGTACCGTCAGGTAGTATTCGTGATAACATCATGCCTCTACCGTACAAAGAACCAAGTCAGACTTTACTCGCACTCCTAGACAAGATTACACAAGAAGGTCGTAGACTTGGTGCGATTAGTGACATGAACATCTCAGATATGTCTGCTAACGCTCCTGTGGGTACAACACTTGCATTACTAGAGCGTACACTAAAACCGATGGCTGCAGTACAGGCCCGTGTGCATTATGCAATGAAGCAGGAGTTTAAACTTCTAAAAGTATTGATGTCTGAATATGCTCCAATGGAGTATGCCTACCAACCCGTTCGAGGTGAGATAGGCGCACGTCAGTCTGATTATATGATGATTGATGTGATACCAGTGAGTGACCCTAACAGTTCTACTATGGCACAACGTGTTGTACAGTACCAAGCTATCTTGCAGATGTCACAACAAGCACCACAAATATATGACTTACCTCAATTACACAGACAAATGATAGAAGTGTTAGGAGTTAAAAATGCAGATAAACTTGTACCCGTTACAGATGATATGAAACCTGCAGACCCTGTAAGTGAGAATATGGCAGCATTGACAGGTAAACCAATGAAGGCGTTTATCTACCAAGATCACGAAGCTCATATCGCAACACATACATCCTTTATGCAAGATCCAATGATAGCGCAGACTATCGGGCAGAACCCGCAGGCACAACAGATTATGGCATCACTTCAATCACACATAGCTGAACATCTTGGGTTTAAGTATCGTAGGGATATTGAAGAACGTTTGGGTGTCGATCTACCAATACCTAACGCTAACCTACCAGAAGAAGTTGAAGTAGATTTAGCTCGGCTTGTAGCTAAAGCAGGTGTGCAACTTGCACAAGAACACCAGAAACAGGCGGCGCAGCAGCAAGCGCAGCAACAGGCACAAGATCCTATGGTGCAGATTAAACAACAAGAAGTACAGATCAAACAGCAAGATGTAGAGCGTAAGACTCAGAAAGATAAAGTCGATGCTATGATAGATACTCGGAAACTTGAGCTTGAAGAGCAAGAGATGATGATGGACGCTCAGAAGTCAGGTGTAAAGATGGCAGCAGATAGAAGAGCATCTAACGCAAAGATTGATCTTGAGACTGTAAAAACAATGCAAAATGGTAGGAATAGGAAACAATAATGGCAAAAACCGTCTTCGACGTGCTTAAAGAACGAATCGTGACTGAAAAAGTCAACGCAACTGAATTTCTTACTTCTGGGGGTCCAAAAGACTTTGCTCAGTATAAGGAAGTTACTGGACTGATACGGGGTCTTGAGTCCAGCATACAATACATAGAAGACCTCTCGCGCAACTATATGGAAGATGATGATGATGACTAAAGTAGCAGAACTAATACCTGAAGAAATGACGGAACAAGAACTAGAGGTACAACTACCTATACCTGTAGGATACCGTTTGCTTGTTGCCATGCCTGAAATAGAAGAAACCTATGAAAACACTAAGATATTAAAGACATCTACAACTATGCACCAAGAGCATGTTATGTCGATCATAGGACTTGTATTAGATATGGGCGATCAAGCTTATTCAGATAAGGAACGTTTCGGAGATAAACCTTGGTGTAAACCAGGAGACTACGTAATGTTTCGTGCAAATACAGGCACAAGATTTAAAGTTGGTGGAGTTGAGTATCGTTTGATGAACGATGATTCAATCGAAGCTGTAGTAGACGACCCCCGTGGTGTGACACGAGCATAAGGAAATAAAAAATGCCATTTCAAAAAGTTGAGTACGCCTTCCCTGACGAGGAAGAAAAAAGCCTAGATATTGAAGTAGAAGGTTCTAGTGCAATAGAAGTTGATTTAGTTAGAGAAGAACCTGAAAAAAAGGAAGAAGAAGCTAAAGCTGAACCTACTCCTGAAAAAGAAGTAGAGATTGAAGTTGTTGATGATACTCCTAAAGCGGATAGGAATCGTAAAGCTTCTGAACCACCAGAAGATGTTACTGAAGAGGAGTTAGAAGATTACTCTGAAAAAGTTCGTAAAAGAATCCAACATTTTAGTAAAGGTTACCACGACGAGAGACGCGCTAAAGAAGCAGCGTTTAGAGAGAAACAAGAATTAGAAACTCTTGCGCAATCTCTTGTTGATGAAAACAAAAAACTAAAAGGTAATGTTAACAAAAACCAAACAGCAATGCTTGAACAAGCTAAGAAGGGCGCATCGGTTGAGCTCGATGCTGCTAAGAAAGCATATAAACAAGCGTATGAAGCTGGAGATTCAGATTTACTTCTTACAGCACAAGAAAGCTTAACGGCTGCTAAGATTAAAACTGATAAGTTAAATAATTATAAAATTCGACCTTTACAGGAAGATGAAACGCCTGTAGCATTACCTAAAGAGACCGCTGTAGAAGAACCTGCAGTAGATCCAAAAGCATTAGAATGGGCAGATAAAAACCCTTGGTACGGATCGACTGATGAGACAGGTAGAGAAATGACAGCTATGGCAATGGTCACACATGATAGATTGGCTAGGCAAGGTGTAGACTTGCAGAGTGATGAATACTACGAGGCATTAAATACTCGTATGCGGCAATTCTTCCCCGATCAATTTGAGGGAGAAGTTGCAGAAACGGAGGCAGAAAAGCCTAAGAGAAGATCCAATGTGGTTGCACCCGCTACGCGGAGCACGTCACCCAAAAAGGTGGTATTATCGCAAACACAAGTCACTCTTGCTAAAAGGTTGGGACTAACTCCAGAACAATACGCCAAACAGGTTGCAATAGATATGAGGAAAGAAAATGGTTGAAAATCGCATAGATCGTGAGATGACTACCCGTGAGAATACAGTTCGTAAAAAGGCATGGACTCGTCCTGAAGTATTACCTTCACCGACTCCACAACCAGGATACGCATTTCGATGGATAAGAACGAGCAATCAAGGGCAGACGGACGCTACAAATGTTTCCTCAAAATTACGTGAAGGTTGGGAGCCTGTAAAAGCCTCTGACCACCCAGAAATTACAATGGTATCTGTAGAAAACGAAAGATTTGCAGAAAACGTTATAATAGGTGGTTTGATGTTATGTAAAGCTCCTGTCGAATTGGTTGATGAACGCAACTCATATTATAAGCAGCAGACAGACAGCCAGATACATTCGGTAGACAACAACCTCATGCGAGAGAACGACCCTAGGATGCCCTTGTTTCACGACAGGAAATCTAAGGTCACTTTTGGTAAAGGCAATTAATTTAGATCAAAGGAGAATTGGATATGGCTTATCCAACTATAGATGCCCCTTATGGGCTTGTTCCCGTTGGCCTGATTGGTGGTCGTCCTTACACAGGCGCTACTCGGAAAATGAAGATAGCTAGCAACTACGGTACAGCTATCGGAAAAGGCGATTTAGTAAAACGTGTAAACGACGGAACCATTGAGCGTGACGGGAGTACAACAGCTTTCCCAGCTACTGGTACACTAGGTGTTTTTATGGGTTGTAGTTATACTGACCCGAACACTAGCCAGCTAACATTCAACAATCAGTATCCTGCTAGCACTGTTGCTAGTGATATTGAGGCGTTTGTCGCTGATGACCCTGACTTAATAATGAAAGTAGCTATTTGCTCTTCAGGGACAACAATGGCAACATTGGGAAGAACTGTTATTGGTAATAAAACTTCAATCATTAGTAATACACTAACTACTATTAATGGGCGTTCGAAGTTAGCTGCTAACAACAGCATTAATACCACTTCAACACTACCACTTCATATTATTGATGTAGTTGATAGTACAGCAACTGGAAGCGATACCTTCCAAGAATTGCTTGTTATCTTCAGCACCCATACTGATAATGGTAGTAACGTGTTCATTGGTGGACATGCTTATCGTAACCCAGTTGGCCTATAAAGGAGATAAATAATGGCTATTTCACGCGCACAACTCCTTAAAGAACTGCTTCCTGGCTTGAACGCATTATTCGGTTTAGAATATGCTAAGTACGGTGAGGAGCACGCAGAGATCTTTGAATCAGAGACATCTGACCGTTCTTTTGAAGAGGAAACTAAGCTATCAGGCTTCTCCGCAGCACCAGTCAAAGACGAGGGTTCCGCCATCGAATATGACAATGCTCAAGAGGCTTTCACGGCTCGCTATAATCACGAAACAATCGCAATGGGTTTTTCAGTTACTGAAGAGGCTATTGAGGATAACTTGTATGATTCTCTATCATCTCGTTATACTAAAGCGCTTGCTCGTGCTATGGCATACACAAAACAAGTTAAGGCAGCTACAATTTTGAATAATGCCTTTGACTCTGGCACTACTTATGGAGATGGAGTGGAACTTTGTTCTACTGCGCACCCGCTAGTAAGTGGTGGTACTAACTCGAATGAGCCAGCAACTGCGGCAGACTTGAATGAGACTTCACTAGAAGCAGCTATCATTCAAATCGCAGGTTGGACAGACGAGCGCGGCTTGTTGATCGCTGCAAAACCTCGCAAACTTGTGATTCCACCGAACTTGCAATTCGTTGCAACTAGACTATTGGAAACAGAAGGTCGTGTAGGCACAGCAGATAACGATCTAAACGCAATCCGTAGCAACGGAGCTGTCCCTGGTGGATACACTGTGAACCATTATCTAACTGATACAGATGCTTGGTTCTTAATGACAGACGTTCCAAACGGTTTAAAACACTTTACTCGTACACCAATGTCTACATCTATGGATGCTGACTTTGATACAGGTAACAGTCGTTATAAAGCCCGTGAGCGTTACAGCTTTGGTGTATCTGATCCGTTAGGGATCTTCGGTTCACCTGGAGCATAAAACTTTTAGAGGGGGCGAGTAAAATCGCCCTTTCTTTTTACACGGGTTCGTGTATAATACAAAAATTACCTTGACAGTTGCATTGGGTGACTGACACTAGCCAAGACAAGGAGATTTTACATGGCTAATACAACCTTTAAGGGTAACGTCCGATCTGAAAACGGGTTTACTCAATTCTCAACCGCCGACAGTACGGGCGTAGAGACCACTAACACTACAATCGATTCAAGTGGTAACACCTCTGTAGGTGGCACACTTGGCGTAACAGGAAGATCAACTCTAACTGGAAATACTATTGCAACAACTGCAGGTACGGGTATTACAACTGGTACAGGTACAGTTTATGCAGCTTCAGTAATTAAAACAGGCGGTATTTTTCATACTAAAATTTTAATTGATTTAACAGGTTTAGCATCATCTGGTTCTGGTGATATCATCGGAAAAGCAG